GATCGATGACATAGCTCTACTGGATGAAATAATACAGTACAAGCCCGGATTGAACGTCGATAGAATTATATCGTTTGGTCATGCTTTAGCTTTAGCTAGGTATTTTGACGATAACAATTACATGCCTAAATCGAAGATCGAGGAGATGAATAACGCCCGTAAGGAAGACGCTTATAAGCACCATGAGATATATGCCTCTGCCTTTGGATCGGTATCTATAGGTGCGTTTCGGTAGTTTAGTGTTGCTTAATAACTTATCTTTGCTAAAAACAAATTAGATTGACATGGAGATTTTCAATAGAGATCATTCGTTTCCTGCAAAAGGGGCGCTATTAGGATTACCTCCTCAGGCTATTTCCACGAAGAAAAAGAACAGGAAATGGAAAGAGGATTGTATGGACGCTCTTGAGGTGATAGGATTAAAACAATATGATCGTAACCAAATGTACCGTGACTATTATCTGATGGCGGATGGTAAGTTATCTTTTATGGAGATGGCGGATGTTATCCCACAGTTAAGAAACGTACAGAAGTTAAGGAGTGATATAAGGATACCCTCTTTCTTGAAGCATTATGATATCATAGGTGGTATCGTGAATGCCTTTGAGGGATGGTTGACGAACCTACAGGATAAATATACTGTTAACGAGGTAGGGGATCTGGCTATAAGCGAGTACGAGGATACGATGTCCAACTTACTTCACCGCCATATCCAAGAACAGTGGGATATTATAGTCAACCAACGTCTTGTTGAGGCCGGGCTTGATCCTACATACAATGAGTTTAATTCCGAGGAGGAACGTCAGGCTTACGCCCAGCAAATCCAGCAGGCCAAGGCGTCTATGACCCCTGACGATATCCAGAGGTTCATGAGCACCAGATGGAAGACGCAGGCGGCTGTATGGGGAGATCATACGATCGAGGCTGATCGTAGCAGGTTTTATATGGATGAGCTTGACAGGGAGAATTTCCGGGATCGTCTTCTTAGCGGAAAGATGTTTCGTAATCATTTCGTCGGTTTTGATTACTATCGACCGGAGGTGTGGAGTCCTATGGAGGTGTTCCATCCTGATGTAAAATATCCGCAATATGGATCTTATGTAGGCCGTCTTCATTATTATGAGGGTGTTGAGTTGATATCAAAATACGGCCATAAGATGACGGCCAAGGATAAACGCCGGATTATGGGCGGTGATGATGATTACGAGGGATGGGTATCCAATGACGGTACTAGGTATGATTGGAAGAAAAAGAAGCCGTCTATTACCGGTATGTATGAGAATGAGGTTATTCCATGGAAAGGATACCATGACTATGAGTCTATAGTCGCCGCTGAGGACTATTATGGTGTTCCTATGGGAGAGTACCATACCTTCGGGCCGGACGGAGAGGAACACACCCAGCCCCGCTTCTTGCCTCGCTTCCATCCCTTTGGCTATTTTAACTCTGACATGTCCAATGGAAAGAGATATGAGATAGATTCCCGTCTTTTTAGAGTCATGGAAGGATATTGGGTGTCCATGAAACCGGTATTTCTAATAACTTACATGACGGAGACCGGGATGGTAGATCAGGAGCTTGTTACCGACGAGCTATTACCTGAGTTTTTGGAGAAGAACGGGATAAAGAAGGTGAAGAGGGTGATGGCAGAAGCCGTTGGCGATCCTGAGGTTAATACCTATATCTTGGAGTATGTGCCTGAGGTTAGGTTTGGAGTTAAGATTACTGGAGGTAATTTAATGGATAAACCTATATATATAGGGGGAGATCCAATACCTCATCAGATACATGGTGACAGCAGTCTATATGATTATGTCATTCCGGTGTCTGGATTCATAGGGTCAAGCCTTGCCGATCGCATACAGCCGTTCCAGATGATGTATAATCTTGCTATGAACCAGCTATACAATAACGCAGAGAAGGAGATCGGTAAGTTCTTCTTAGGCGACTTAGGATTCCTGCCTACGGAATATAAGGATATGATGGACAAGAAAGGGGCTTTGGCTACTTTCATGCAGATCGTTAAGTCTGTCTCGTTTATGGGTGTAGGTGGTAATGACACGAACAATCCTTACCAGAATCCGCAGATGAGCAGCATATATAATCAGTTTGGTGTATATGATCTTACTAATACGGATCAGATAAGATCCCGTATGGAAATGGCTTCTTACGCCTATATGATGGCTTATAGGATGATAGGTATATCTGAGCAGGCTATGGGTCAGTCAACTAGATACGAGAGTTCTACGGGCGTAAAACAGGGAGTTAACGCTACTATGCTACAGACCCAGACTTACTTTAATGATTTCGATGACTTCAAGAAACGGACATTGGATATTCATCTGGCCGTGGCTCAAGTATGCCAGAAGGAAGGATACGATTGGACCGTGATGTACAGGAACAGCGATCTGTCCTTGGCTTACGTCAGTCTTACGGATAATAGCTTGTCGTTACGTCATCTTAATGTTATGGCTGTCTCTAATTCCAAGAAACGTCTGGAATTGGAGAATTTGAAGCAATATATATTACAGACGAATACTTTGGGCAATGACTTGCTTGATATCACTAGAATGATGAATGCCAACTCGACGGCTGAGATGAATCAGATAGGAAGGGATGCCAGATCTTACGCAGATCGTGTAAGACAGGAGGAGTACCAGAATCAACAACGACTTGTACAGCAAAAAGCCGAGGCCGATCAACAGGCCCGTAATGACGAGCATGAGAAGGAGAAGGAGCTGGCTTATATCAAGGGTAACTTCGATTTACGGGGTAAGAGCATAATGGCCGCCGGTCAAGCGGCTAGGACACAAGATAACGAAGAGGGTATGGATTATGTGGAAGCTATAGCGGATCGAGCCTTGAAGGAAAGGGATCTGGATATCCGTGAGGAGGATATGAGAACCAGACAGGCTAATGCCGAGGCTGAGCGAAGATCTCGTGAGGAGATAGAGAAAAGGAAGTTGGAATTAAAGGAAAAGGAGATAGATGCTAGGAATAAACGTTCTGATACAGATAGGTTTACGTCAATAATAAACAAGAATTGATTACAAGTTTTGTAAATATTTTTACAAAATATGTAATCATTTTGGCGTAAAATTATGTCATATACTATAATGGGTTTGATTTAATTGGTAATTGGATTAATAATACTTTTGTAAAAAGCAAAAAAGGAAATTGTATGAATGACATGGATGATTTCGCTAAGGGTTTTAAGACCATGAGTGTCGAGGAACTTTTTTACCGTGGTGACGGTGATGGCGATAAGAATAATATCGAGGGTAAATATGATAAGGATGGTAATCCTATAGGTGATACCAATAAAGAGCCTGCCGACGGAGGAGCGGCTGACGGTGGCGGTACTGATAACAATAGTGTGGTATCAGGATTTAACGGAAAATCTTTCTTGGAGAAGATGGCTGCCAGAGGTATCATCGACAGTATCGATAACCTTGATATTATGGTAGATGACAAGCCAGTCGATCTTTCTACTATTACGAGAGAGGATGATTTACTTGATATAGTGGAGGGATTGATCAAGGACAAGGCTGATGAGTTGTTGAAAGACAAGGTTGATACCGGATCGATGTCTGACTTTATGAAGAAGATGATAGAGGTGGATAAGGCCGGTGGTAACGTTGGCCAACTATTAAGCCAATATCAGAGTATTCAGGCTCCGTTGGATAACCTTGATATGAGTAATAAAAATGATCAGCTTGCGGTCATCCAGCATTATTATAAGATGTTGGGTATGCCGGAAGACGAGATAAAGGATAATATGGAGATGATGATCGGCAAGGGCGATGAGTTTATTGAGTCCAAGGCCAATAAGTTCCATGATATCCTGAAAAAGGAGATGGATAACCTTATCGAGGAGGAGAAGAAAAAATCCGAGAAAAGGAAACAGGAGTTGATTGAGCAGATGAAGATTTATAAGAAAGGTCTTAAGACATCTATAAGCTCAGGATTCCAGTTGACTGACACTATTATAGGTAAGGCTGTCGATTTCGTTACCAAGCCGATAGACAATCAAGGTCATACGGCTATAGATAAAGCTTATTCGGAAGCTATCAAGAATCCGGACATGGCCGCTGATCTGGCTTTGTTCTTGATGAATAAGGACGAGTTCCTTAAACAGAAGACTAACAAGGCTAAGATGGAGGTCAATAAGAAGACCATCACTCTTCTTTCTGGCAATAAGGGAGGAAAGCAAAATAAGAATAATATCGATAATGATACTATAGAGGCTAACTTCCTTGATCTGAGTGGATCAAAGAGTGTATAACATTAAAAATAAATAGAAATGAATCCATTTTTGACAAAAAGTTTTCCGGCTACCGTGAATGGTGATAACGTTATTGCCTTTACCGATGCCAAGAACTATAAGACTTCGCTTGTAGAGCATAACTTAGGCTCATTGGCGAGCTGGTATTATGAGGATCCTGACAAGAATCATCTGGGTCTTTTGAATCTGTTCTCTAATATCGCTAATTATCCTGTACCGATGTATATGGGTATGATTAATAACGGCGCTACGATCTCCGTTAACGGTATTGGAGCTTCTTTCCGTTATGATCTTCCTGTTACAAAGACATTTGCTGTCGTTACGGCAGAGGATACTTCAGGTCATCACCTGAAACCCGGTATTGATGGTAGCTTGTTTGATATCGTTTTGAATACATCTGAGTTTACGGCTTATGATGTTATTACCTACGATGCCGCTAACGGTTGTAATATCCTTATCTCAGGTGAGATCCCGTCTAAGACAGAAGGTGACTTGACACGTTATTGGTGTCGTGTTATCGGTGGTAAGGCTAAATACTTCCCTAAAGAGAAATTACGTCCTGGTATCCGTTATTGGAAGATCGGTCATGCTTTAGGTGAGTACAGCACTCAGTTCTCAAAGGTATCTGGAGCTGACAAGGCCGGTTCCATGACCTGTGAGTTCCGTTTAGGAAACCACCGTGGTGTTGAAGGAGAGACAACTATGTATGCTGGTATGAAGTCCATGCAGGCCGCCCAGAACAGCACTTCAGAGTTCGTGGAGACCGCCCTTCGTCGTATGAATGCCATGAGAAGCGAGTATGAGGGTAATATTCCTGATCTGGCTATTATCGGTAAGACTGTTAATGGTAGACTTGATTTGCGTACGGCCAAAGTAGCCTCTACGTTGGAGGTGTTCTGTATGGCTGAGTTGGTCAAATTGGAGGCAAGACAGTTGATGTGGCAAGAAGGTGGTATTATCATGGATCAAAATGGTCCTATCCATTTGAATGAAGGTATCTATCGTCAGCTTCGCCGTGGTTACACTATTTACTATAGCCGTCCGATGGGTATTACTAAAGACACGCTTATGGCTGCCGCAGCTTATATTTTCCGTGGACGTCAGGATCTTCCTATTACGGAACGTAAGATTAAGTTCAAGGTAGGAGCTATGGCTATGATCAATTTAGAGAAGTTGATCAGGGAATCGTTCTTCACTACCTTGCAGAACTTAAGCTGGGGTATGGGAAGCGATAGGATGTTGCCTTCTAATCCTATTTCAGGTACTAACGACGCCATGATCTTAGGTCCGGTTCAGGTTAAGGGAGCTTTCATCCCGGGCATCGGTAATGTTGAGTTCGAGCATGATCCTTCTTTGGATTACGCCGACATGACAGATCGTAGCGAGTTAGTGAATGGCATGTATCCTAGATCCTCTTATTCTTGTATTATCGAGAATATCACTGACGCTGGATCGACTAACGCATATTCCGCTATTCCTAATACGGCTAACGCTAAGTTGGGTAATATGAATAACAACGTATTCTATATCAAACCAGAAGGCGTAAGCATGTGGTGGGGTTATGAGTACGGTCGTTGGGCGCACAAAGCCAACGGTAATGAGATCGTATCATCCTTGCCGGGCATGAAAGAGCAATTCTGGTGTCATTCTGCTTCCGCGGCATGGGTTATGGATAATAGTAAGTTCTTGATTATCGAGCTTCAACCGAACTACTTCGGCTAAGTTTTTTCATATATGTAATTTGGTTTTTAGAGGGGAGGATATTCCTCTCCTCTTTTTTAAGTAACGCAAAAAAAGGAAATGAAAGAAATTTTAAAATCAAGGAAGGTATTGGCCGAGGTAAACGGTTTCAATATCATGTCAGATACCTTATATGAGGTTGTAGGCAAACACGATGGAAGCGCTCCTCAGGCCTTTCAAGACGCTAATATAGCTAAAGCTCCGTTCCCGGAGAACGCCACTCACGTATGTTGCCCTTGGGATGATTTCTCCAAGGCCTATAACACCGGTTTTTATCCAAGATCAAGATGCTATAATGGTCTTGACAAGAATGAGATCGATAAGCTCGTCAAACAGCGGGTAGATAATATCATGAAGCCTTTCGAGGAAATGTCACAGATGGATCTATCTCAAACCAATTTAGAATTTTGGGATGACGCTAAGGATAAGATCTTCATGGGTAAGGTTTATAATACGGCTAATACCGTAGATCTATTTTATTTATATCTGGCTGTATTTTCCGGCATGTTGACTCCTCAGGAAATGGATGGTGACCCTATTTTCATGAACTCCATGTTCTGTTTCGTAGAGAAAGACAATATGAAGGATTTCGTTCAGCAGCGTGAGATCAATAAGATGAACATCAGCTATAAGTTTATCAGCGCCCTTAAGAAAGGCGGCGACGATCGTCAGGCTGTCATCGATCTTCTTCTTTACATCGGTATCGTAACTCGCCCTGATTTCACGGAGGATGAGTATTATACAGGATCTCTATCAAACTGGATGAATGAGAAGAAGACCAATGTTGATTATCTGCTTGATATCTGGGATCGGTCATTGGAAGGTGATTTCAAGGAAGTTCTTGAGTTTTACCGTATCGTAAACGTCCTTCAACGAAATGGTCGTATCAATATGACTCCATCCGGATTACAATATAATGGCCAGATCATAGGGCCTGACGTTCGGACATCCGCTGAGTTCTTGGCTACCAAGAAAGACTTTATTAACATAAAGGCTAATGTATTGGATGAGTATGAGGAGATCATATCTATGTCTAACATCGATGATAAGTCCAAGACCAAGAAGGTTAAGGATATTAAGAAGAAGGATGACGTAGAGGAAGGTGATAAGGTTAATACGGAGGAATGACGATGACGATCCAAGAAGCGTATCTAAGGTCTTTGCAGAAGAATGAGCAGAATCTCGCCAATGGTGGGATTAAGCTTGATCCCGGGAGGTTCGTGCTTTTGTTCAACGAGGCTCAGGATAGGTTGATAAGATACTATCTTAATAGGAAGGATGATGAGACCATCCGATCTATACAAACTCTTCTGGTATACTGGAAATCGCTTAATAAGATCAATCATATTGATGACCCCGAATCGACATCATTCGGTCTTCCTGATGATTATTTATGGTTCTCAAATATAAAAGGAGCGTTTTCTTATAATGGATGTGAGGTTGGAGATTTTGTCATGTGGGAGGCTAAGAACGAGAATGTCCATGAGCTTCTTGGGGATGATAATAATAAACCTTCTTTTGACTATCGGGAAACGTTCTACACCATAGGTGACGGGAAGGTCGTGGTGTATGAGGACGGCTTCCGTACAGAAGAGGTCAGGATGACCTACTACCGGAATCCGGTACGGGTGGATCTGGCCGGGTACATCAACGCCGCCGGCGAGCGGTCCACGGACATCGACCCGGAGCTGCCCGATCCTTTGGTGGAGGAGATTCTGGATATGGTCGCCAAGCAATTCAATCTTAACGAGAATGAGTTAAGTAGATATAGAATGGATAAGGATAATGTGGCTTCTTTTAAATAAACAACGTTAGTTTGATAGAAAGACCTGCCTAGAAATAGGCGGGTCTTTTTTTTATTTCATGGTATGTGTGTTTTTGCTTTTTTATTCCTATATTTGCATAATATTTAATTGTGTAAAATATTATGATATGATTTCAAGTAGTAAAATTTTATTCGGTGTACCTATTAGATGTGATGAAGAAACATCATTTATGTCTTTGACTGACTTGCAAGAGGCTTATTTAAGAAAGAGGATCGTAGAAGGATGGAGTGATAAGAGGATAGAGGGAATTTTATCCAATAGGAATAGTTCTGAGCGTATATATTATGTTATAAAAGACAAGTATATAAGAGGTATATCTTTATCAAGTTTTATTAATGACGTAAACAATACCTCTCTTGTCAAGACATTAAAATCGCTTGGGGTGTATAAATCTACCGGTAGAGGATCGAATAGGTTGGTTATGTGTGCTAAAGAGATATGGATGATGGTCGCCATGGAATTACATCCATCTATATATAATGAATGTATAAAAATGTTTGGAAGATCAGATATAAGCAATGACGCTATTATATATATAAGGGGAGGAAACGAGTATAGTGATATGTATAGGTATCTGTCTTCATTTTTTAGCTCCGATGATATTGAGAGAATAATTTTTGCTATAAATAAGACTGTTACCGGTGAATGTGATAAGTTTTTATACACCAAGCAAGAATCGGAAAGGATTGTTTGTATTCAAAAGGATATATGTAAGTTTATAAAAATGGGTATATTCGAATCTGTCGATGATATAATTGATATATTGGTAAATGATGTAGATGATGATCATGATTGTAATATATTCACCTATTTGGCTGTCGATGGTTTAAGTAAGGATATTAAAATAGGTAAGACGTTTAATGTAAAGAAGAGAGAGAGGGATTTAAGATGCGCTAATCCAAGGTTAAGTATCATAGCTTGTGTAAAAGGTGATATAGAGAGATGTTTGCATGATAAGTTTTCCGACAAGAGGATTTCAGGAGAGTGGTTTTCATTGTCATCTAATGATGTTGATAATATTATAAATGAATATGGATTTGTTTTAATAGAGTAGCTTTACAAAAAATGTAATCCGTATTAATATTTATATACTCATGGCTGTACTTTATTGTCGTGATCGTCTTTATTATTATGTTTGCGTTAGGTAAATAATTTTTTTAAACTAAATATTGATAATATGTTGCACAGACCGCAAGACCGGGTACTTTTCGTATCCCCACACGCTAAGATGGTGGATGTTGATTCCATCTTCTTGAAGGAAGGACAGATCGGTATTTACGATACTAAAGATACTTCCGAGAACGGTTGTAAGGCCGTGACTGATTTTACCGGTAAGCCTCGTAACGACAAGCGTTATGAGATCCGTATCGGTCGTAATGAACAAGCGGCTTCCCGCTCTATCTATGATAAGGATTTTTCCACGCCGTTATTCTCCTTGAACGAGATCACAGAGATCTACGCTTCTTGGCCGAAGAAAGATCATGCTTATGTCGATGATGTTATCTTAGGATACAACGGTGTGTCTGATGATACGGCATTCTCAGTTTCCAAAGGAGACCGTATCGTTATCCGCCTTATCCTCGCCGGCAGGGCCTTCGAGCTTCTTGGCTACGAGGAAGGTCGTGTTGAGATCAATGACGCTATCCTTTTGGATGATTGCGACAATACCCCTAATCAATGCGAGGAATGCGATCCTTGCGAGGAAGTCGATTTGTTGCCCGCCGTATTGAAGTGTATCGAGCGGATGAAGAATCAACCTATCGCCGGCGGTGGTAAGTTGTCTGATTATATTGATATCATTCCGGTTACAAGATGTACTAATGAGGCTTCTGAGCCTGATACGGAGGATGTCAACTTCTATTGCATGGAGGTATGCGATACTGGTGATGATCTGGCGTTGGCTGAGGTTCGCGCTCAATATCCAGGATTGAAGATCGTACGTGAGACTATCGAGGGTAGCATGTCACGTTATAAGGTGATGAAGAAAGGCGCTAAACCGGCTGACTATACTCAACGTCTTATCTCTATCATGAAAGGATGTACGGATTGTCCTCCTAACTATACCGAGGTTAAGGGTGGCTATCTGTATTCTATTTCCTTGGAGGATGATGGTGTTGATATGTCTACTACGGTGGAGTCATTGCCTAACGTTGTAGCCGATACGGTTAATAAGATGAGTCAGATCAAGGGATCAGGTTTGTATATTGCCGCTACTTCCAAGAAATTGACGGATGAGGAGATCTCTACTTTCGTGGAGGCCAATCCTACGGCTATCATCTACTATGTGGCTAAGACATCCGACATGTGCGAGAATCCTACGGTTCGTACCGCTTCATGGTCAGCTTGTGGTTCTTGCAAGGTATCCACCGAGAAGTATTATATCACGATCCCGGATGATGAGTGTGGAAACAGTGCTTTGGAGGAAATCCAACAGGCTTTCCCGGAACTGGAGATCACTGACTACGGTACTCCGGCGGCTTGCCAGCATAGCTTCCAGACAACGGTATATACTAACATGTTGTGTGATGAGTGCGACAAGGTGTTCGAGGGATTCTTCACCAGCGAGGCTCCGGCATCTTACCGCAACCGTATGTGGAAGAAATTGGAGTCGGCTCAGGAACTTGGCACTAACTGCAAGTGTGGTATCCGTTTCCGTGGTAAGGAAATGTTATTATCTCCGTCAGAGTGCTTGATGGATAAAATGACTTATGTAGAGGATAGCGTTGAGATCGTTGGCGCTAGTGGCGGTTATCCTGATTCTCTTGACGAGGGCGCTCCTATCTGGTGGGATCAACTTCATTTCGAGAGACTGTCCAGCAAAGCACCACGTACTCATGTCGGCGGTAATATGATGGATGATGAGCTGAAGGGCTACGCTCATTTCAACGGCTTCCCGAAACATCAGGATTTCATGGGACGGACATTCATGAACGAATATAGCCGTGTTGAACAAACAGCCCAATACGTGGACTTCCAGATCACGATAAACCCTCATAGGTACGCTCAAGGATTCGGAAAGGTTATCGCCGACGATCCGGTTAACCTGATCTTACGTGTACGCTATGGCGCTCATGAGGGTGTTCAGGAGATGATTAACATGATCGGTGCTGCCGCTGGTCTTGGTTCGGCCATCGTAACTGAGCCGAAATAATTTGACCTTTTTTGCGTTCATATAGTTGTAAATCCCATAGCGTTTCATATAAATGCTATGGGATTTTAGACGTTTCAACGCGACTTGTGGACTTATCGCTCGACGTCCGATTATAGAGGATGTCAACTCCCATCCTCTTGATATTAATAGCGGCGTTAAGATCTCTATCGATCTTATTACCACAATTCTCACACACAAAAATCCTGTCGGATAACGTAAGATCCTCCTTCTTCCAGCCACATGATGAACATGTTTTTGACGAAGGATAGAATCTGTCTATTACAACTATCTCTTTTCCGTACCAATCACATTTATATTCCAATTGTGAACGGAACATGGAAAAAGAAGCGTCAGATATAGATTTGGCCAATCTGTTATTTTTAAGCATACCCGATGTGTTAAGATCCTCAATGCAAATGATATCATAATTATTTACCAACATTGTGGTTATATTATGAATGAGCCATGATCTTTTGTTTGCTATCTTCTGGTGAAGTCTAGCTACTTTAAGCCTACATTTATCACGTCTTTTGCTCCCTTTCTTCTTTCTTGACAGATTTTGTTGCATCCTCTTTAACTTTGCTTGGCTTTCACGAAGATAATGAGGATTATCAATAATTGTATTATCAGATAAAGTTACTAATGTTTTTATTCCAAGATCAATACCTATTGTTTTACCTGTTTTTAGTTTGTTATATTGTTCGGTTTCTACAAGAATTGAAATAAAGAACTGACCAGAACGGTTCATGGAAACAGTACATGATATTAATCTTGAGTTATCTGGGATATTCCTGTCTATAGAAATCTTAATCCATCCTATTTTTTCTAATCGAACTTTATTTTCTGAAATCTTGAATTTAGGGGATGGAAGTCTGAATGACTGGTTTCCATGCTTGTTTTTAAAATTAGGTCTACCAAGTTTTTTAGATCTCTCTTTATTAAAATATTGTTTTGAAAATTCAATGAAATCACGTTGTTTCTGTTGCAGAGTTGCCGCTGAAACCTCATCCAGCCATGGTTTATTTTCAATTAAATCTGATTTCGATATGATTTTCGGATTAGGGTTTGTTTCTTTATCATATGAATTAAACTAACTAACGCATGCGTTCCATATAACCCTTGTACAGCCAAAGGTTTTCAATAACATCTTTTCTTGGGAAGATGTTGGATACGCTCTGTATTTATATGCTCGTTTAATCATTATCTAAATCTAATTCCCTTATTAGTTTTTCGGTATTCCTTTTGCTTCTTCTTTGTCCATATAACCTAGTAGTAAAAGATGTTATTATGGATACAAAATCCTGCATCAGGTCATCTCTGTCGCTGTTTTGTGTATTTATTACCTCTATAGTCCTATTGTCAAGCTCCAGCAGCTTTTGTATATAATTCATGCCGAATCTACTGAATCTATCAGAATGCTCTATAACGATCCTTGTTATAGACCTATCTACTAATAACGATTCTAATTTCTTCCTATTGTCATTCAATCCGCTTCCTATTTCACAAACTACTTTATCAACCCTATATCCTTTCGCTGCACAATAGGATAAAAGTCTTTCTTTCTGTCTTTCGAGATTAGATTTGTCTTCAGAAGAAGACACCCTGCAATAGACAGCTACTCTTTGATTTTTGTTTTCATCGACAATAACCAATATATGACCATTCGGTGTTGTCTCTGTTTTTAATAATCCTTTCTTGACTCTATTCCATATAGTCCTATATGTAACATTTTCTAATTTAGCGTATTGACTTATTTTGTATTTCATGATACAAATATAGAAAATATTCTACATATATAGTATGTTTTACTATAAAATTTATATTGTTTTATTATACTAGTGAATGGATAGAATTTATATCTCTTCTTTTTTTTTGTTATCTTTGAGGCAGTAGAATTAAAATATGATATTATGTCTGCGATAAATGAGTATTTAAAGAGATTGGCTTCCATATTTGGTAGCATGGGTTTCTCCGTTCCGCCAGATGACTTCTCAGGGGTTGTAATAGACGGAAAGACGTATCCGGTCATGATGAGGAATGACGGGTGTTACGTGTACTTCGATGATAAAGGAGTAAAGAGACTTGTAAGCGATGTCCCTAGAAAGGATTATCAGTTCATTAACATCAAGGACGCCCGTGTGTCGATCGTCAACCAATGTTATCGCACGCCGGGTGGTCAGGTAGAGGCTCGTATCCATACCTATATGAATAATAAGGGGGAGATACTGGCCGAGAAGATATTTATCGTCAACTCCTCGGATGTCGATACTCCTATCGGTACGGAATTAGATAAGGTTCCGTCTGAGTGGGTGGCTATAGATTGTAGTATAGCCGAGATGACCGATCGGGAGTTAATATTCGTAAGTAAATGTTATGCCACGGAAGGGGGCAAGGTCCAGATCGAGGGCGTAGAGTCAGTTGACCCCCGCCTGAATCCCGAGGTATCCCATTACGAGGTGGTGAATACGACAGACGATAGTAATCCTATCGGTACGGAGTATGACGCTATCCCCGACACATGGAATCGTATAGTATGTGATTTCCCGGACATGACTCAAAGGGAGATAATACCGGTTCTTAAATGCTTTGATACCGGTACCGGGAGAGTACAGATAGAGGGATATAAGATATTTGATTATGAGATGGGTACCAGAAAGGAATGGTACCGTGTCAAGCAAAGTACCGATCCTGAGAACCCGGTAGGTAAGTTCATTACCAGCATAAGTGATGACTGGGTTGAGGTTGTTTGCGACTTCACGGATATGGAGGATCGTGATATTGAGGTAACTGTAGAATGTTATAAGACACCGGCCGGTAAGGTGAAGCTGGAGGTTCTCACGTCATGGGACGGGAATATAGGGGTTAGGGATAAGAGTTATAAAGTCCTGGAGACTACCGATCCGTCACAACCTGAGGGCGCCAGCTTCTCATCCTTGCCAGACACTTGGATAAGAGTAGTCTGTGATTTTGACGATATGGAGGAGAGAGATATCAAATCCTATATCGAGTGTTATGACAGCGGTAGCGGAAACGTTAAACTTCGAAGGATGGTGTCGTATGACTCCAAGATAAAGGCCAGATACACACGTTTCGAGGTGGTGGACTCCGATAACGCAGACTTTGTCCCCGGAACCGCCCTAGCTACCCTTCCCGACGGATTCTCTTTGGTCCCTTGCGATTTCGTTGACTTTGAGGATAGAATGCTTCAGTCGAGAAAAGAATGCTATAATACAGATAAAGGTCGTGTTCAGGTATTAAGAATAACGTCTTATGATGGAGATATAGATATAAGGGGCGCTGTTTATGTCGTTACACGATCTGAGAACCCCGATATTCTCGTTGACAGGATATATAAGGATATACCTGGCGGATGGACCCGTATGGTATGTGAGATGGATGACATGGAATCGCGGGATATAGAGTCTTATGTTGAGTGTCATGATACGGGAGACGGTAACGTTAAGGTAAGGAGGATCGTGTCTTATGACGCCAAGGTGAATGAGCGATATATCCGCTACGAGGTAATGGAGTCGGATAACGGCGGTTTCGTCCCGGGGCAACGCCTCTCCACCCTGCCCGCTGAATGGTCTTTGGTGTCTTGTGATTTCACGGATATGGAAGACCGGATGCTTTCTAATACGGTTGAATGTTATCGATCAACCAATGGTGTGGTACGAATCATCCACACGGCATCTTACGATGGCGAATTAGGCGTCAGGTCAGAGTCTTGGGAGGTCGTTAGCTCCACCGACAGCGGTATCCACGTAGGCGACAAGGCGAGATCGTTATGGGAAGGCCTTACCCGTATCGAGTGCGAGGAACCGGATTACATGGATCGGCTTATTGATACGACAGAAACTTGTTATGATACTGGGAAAGGTACGGTAAAGATCAGGAGACAGGAGTCGTTGAACGGGAATCTGGATGTAAAGACTTTCGATTATAAGATCGTTGAGTCTACCGACCCCGATCATCCTATCAATACTACCCCTACGCAGACGGTTATTAATGGCTGGACGGTTATCAGTTGTGATCTTAATATCATGGACGTGGATGATTGTTATGAGATCGGTGGTCATAAGATACATTTGAAGGGATTCAGGACAGTCAATCCGGCGTTACAGGATATTAAGTCTATATTGTATGTCGTGTACTCTGATCATCCTGATTACAATGTAGGTGATGAGCTTACGTCTATACCGGATGGGGCTAAGGTGACGATCTGTGATTATGCGGATAAGAGCCAAAGACATATGGTTCCGGTGCGAGAGTGCTATGAGGTGGCCGATGGCCGGTTCTATGTGGAGGGGAGCCGGTTGATTGATAACAATATGGTCGTAGAGCGGACGTCGTTGATGGTGATGGAGTCATCCTCCCCGACCTACCCTGTAGGGACCACGCTGACCTCCATCCCCGATGGCGCTACTATCGTGGCTTGTTTATGTCAAACCTGTTAATCTGAATGGCTATGGTTAAAGTATGTAATGATTATTTTATGATTGATGCCTTAGCTGGAGGTCAGGTCATAAGAAAAAGGAAATATCGTCGTGAGAATACGATGATAGGATATAAGTGGTATGATTATAACGGGGTCGAGGTAATTGACCCCACAGAAATATCTCGTCTTGATGGTCTGGCCACTAAACATCAACGTGTAGATGAGGCTTATGATGACCATGCTATTTTCATGTCTTCAACCAACTACGTTAACAGCGTTTCCGGTATACCTATGGATAAGCATATGGTTGTCGTTGAATGGAGACCGGATAGCGAGCAAGGTTTTGTCACCATGGCTCATGACGAGGGTCTTGACGGGGATAGCTATTATATAGTTATTATCAACACCGGAGATAAGCAGGCTACGATCTACACCCCCGTAGATCCCGAGGATCCAAAGGATGGGACTTCCCGTGCGGTTGATGGCGATAACGTCTCCGTTGGTGGATCATATGTCTCTATATCCCCCAAGCAAGTAGAGAGGATAAGGGTTACTTTCCGTGACGGTAAATGGTATTATGAGTTAGTTACAAAGACATATCCCAGTAATACCGGAGGAATTAAGATCGGGGATGTCGATTATGTTACTTTCAGGTATTTATGGGATGAGAGTTCGGGAAGGGATTTGGATACCATGACAGAGGCTCTCAACTCGAATGTCCCGACTATCGATAATCTTGGTGTTGGTTATAATGGTCCCGGTAACGGTGATGAGTCCGTAAGGAGCGTGCTTAAATGGGGTGGTGATAACACCGGGTCTGGTAAGGAGTGTGTTTGGATGTCGGTAAAGGATCTAAGGGCACAGCATTATTCCACATTGCCGAATGAGACGCAATTCATGGCTTATGCTACATGGTTCGCTTCTATAGGTACAGGTAAGTGTTCTTTTGAACTTGTGGGTTACAAGGGCGGTACTATGAGCCAAGACGGATATAATTTCATCAATACCGGTGGATCTGTGGTGTATCAAAATACGTATGATTTTGTTTGTCATACCAGTAAGGGTTCATCTACGTATAAGACATCCTACGAGAAGGTGGCTCGTGTTACCTACAATAAGCTCACTAACGAGGTTTATATGTCCATCGGTGACGCTATAGATCAGGAGGATAATTATGATAAGTTAGAGCGAGAGATCAATAATATAAAGGAAAGACTTAGCGATGTCGAGAGCGAGTTGGCTGTCGTAAGACGTATAGCTGAGGGCAAGAACACGGCGTATATCTTTGATACGGTCGATGCCATGAATGAGTGGCTGGCGGTCCCGGAGAACACGGCTAAGCTCCGTGTGGGTGACAGCCTCTGGATTAGGGAGCAGGAGGTACCTGATTATTGGTGGGATGGAACTCAGGCTTTAGAGCAGGAAGGTCCGAAGGTGGATTTGTCTCCTTATTATACGAAAGATGAGATTAATAATATTGTTGATGATATCAACCAGAAGATAGAGGATAAGAGTACGTCGATCATCTTCGATACCTATATCCAAATGAAATCTTTCGTAGACGATCCTACTAACGCCGATAAGCTTAAGGAAGGTACCATCTTGTTGATACGAGAGAAAAACGTACCTGATTATTATTACGATGGTGCTGGGATAGTTAAGATGGAGGCCGATGTAGAGCAATGTCTTTACGTTACTTTGGCTAACAAGCCTACGGAAAGCACTATAAGTTATACTCAAGATCGGGAGGTGACTAATTTCGCTCCTGGAGCTATAGCTAGATGGGTTGACGCTGATGGTAATAACGTTTTTTATAAGCTTGTAGAGATAGTAGGTGGTAAGGCTAAGTGGATTACGTTGATTGATACAAGATATGGTAATGTTACGTTGCAAAGCACTTATGACAAGAACTATGAGATCGTGAATATCGTATCTGGATCACGTTTACAAGCTATAAATAGCGATAAGGATGAGATCAAGTTCGTTAATAGCGCTACCGGTAATGTTACTGTCGTGTTTAACGCCACGGTATCAGGAGGAGCCAAGAAACTTACGAGCCTGTTGGCCGTGAACGAGGTGGTCCTTACGCCTGGGGCGGCGGCGTCCTTCACCCGTACCGGCGAGACCTTTACCCTCTCCGATCTTTTTGGCGTTACGATCTTCCCGGATCTGGCCGATTCCAACCGTGAGGGAGAATGGGTGATGAGCGTAGGCGTAACCGGAAAACCGATCCTTATGGAGGTAAAGGCGATGAGGAAATGGGATGAGAGTATTGTCCGGGAACTTACTATTGATGAGCTTAACGAGAAGTTTCCTAACGTGGATATCGGATTCGCTGTCGTATGTAAGACCATCAACAAAGTATATGAGATGGTTAATGGATATAAGGAATGGGTGTCTTATGATATAACCTCAATTAGTTGATATGGGATTTTTAGTAGGATATGATACGACCCTGTCCTCGGTGACGTTTTATGTTAACGAGGATAGGTTCCCTTGTTATAATGGGAGGAATGCTGATTATGTGCCTGATCCGATAGTAGATTTAGGTAATTTTAATCGTAATCTCAGGTTCTCGGCAAACAATCCAGGATTCGTGGACGTCGATTGGGGTGATGGGACAAAGGATCAATATCCTTTAGTTAAGATATCTGATGGTAGTTATAGGATAGTATTCAGGTCTTTAGATATTGAGTACAAAAAGAATCCTGACGATACTACATGGTGGTTCAGGAAGGAGGATGGATCTCAGTATATACCGGTTCCTCCCCATAAGTATAGCGATATTAGGCGTAGGGAGGTTACGATGAGGTTCTCTAACGTAATCGATGGGGAATTTAATATGGATGGTATTGTCCTCCATGAGTTTCCTGTAGTTAATCTACCTAATATAACTTATTTGGCTATGGTCAGGTCCGTTTTAAAAAATGGAGATATCCCATATGACAGGATAAGCAAGAGCGTTAATCTTCGTAATATACAGATGGGAGCTTTTTCTCATTCTGGTGTTTGGGATAATTGGCCGGAAGGTTTTTTAAATATGAAAAATCTGAGGTATTTCGGATGTAACAATATTTTTAATTTCGCTGATAATCCTGATTCGAATTGGAGAAGATTCTCGGAATGGAAGAATCTTACAAAGTTTAATTTCAATTGGTGTAATATCCCTTCGTATGATCCGGCGTTTAATTCTATTCCGGCTACGGATATAAATATCATTAGCGATAGGAATAACATACCTGTATTTGATGAGGTGGATAAGGTTGGAGATGATAAGACAAGCGTTACTTTTATGGGTAGGGGTAGCTCATGGAAACAAGATCTAGTAGGAGGTAAGTTGAATAAGATTCAGAGCATGTATTGTAATTCAAGCACGGTACCGGTAAACGATCTCCCAGACTGGTTATATGAGGTAAGGGAATTTAGGATATGGACTTTGCGTGATGAAGGTAGATTTATAAATACGCAGGAGAGGGCTGATACGTTCGTTAACACGTTTTATGATAAGATAATGTCGTGGAGTTATATAACGATGTCACAGACGGCTTCTGACGGTAACAGGAATCAGTTTTATAAACTTACCTTAGATTTATATACTTCCTCAGCTCCTACCAACAAGAGACCATCTGGCGTTTATCAAGCCCCTGAGGGGTTTGTTAAGGGTGTTAGCAACGGTAATCCTACGACGCCTATGGAGAAGGTGTATGTGCTTACCAACAACTACGGGCAGACGTGGATCTTGGCGCCTGCCCCGGCTTCTAAGGCTGCCCTTACGAGGGCAAGGCGGGCTGGGAAGACGAGGATCGCCCCGTTCGTCCTTGGCGTAAAGGACGGGAATGTGTCAGTATTTAGTGGAGATGTGTTGGATGATAATATGAGTAAGTATAATTTCGCTGACAAATACGAGGCTATAGATATCTGTAACGATCTGGGATTGGACAGTTCACCGGTTGTCAAGTATTTCAGGAGAATAGAGGAGGGAGAGGTATGAGGCTGATATGTAAGGATACGAATAAAGGGTCTATAACCTTTTTTACTAAGGGTAAATACGCTTTTAGGGGCGTTGACAGGAATGATACTACTGATGATGTGCCTGATCCTATATTGGATGGTAATAATTATAATGAGACTATAGGATTTTATTCTAATACTCCCGGCATGTGCGAGGTTGATTGGGGAGATGGGAATAAAGAGCAATTCCCTTTTGTAAAGGCTAGGAGTGGATCTATATATGGTCAATATAGGTTGATGTTCAGGAGAAGGGATATAAGTTATCGTAAGAATCCGGATAGCCATCCATGGTGGTTTTATAAGGAAGATGGGAGTGAGTATATTCCCGCCCCCAATCATGCTTACGCTGATGGGCTAGATAAAGAGCGGGTCATTACTATGACTTTTACGAATGATATTACATACGTTCAAACAGCAAGGATAATGATGGTAGGGTTCCCGATATTAGACGCCCCAAGTATTATCAACTTAATCTTATCCATTACCGGCGATGGGAATATAACCGATATCCCTAAAGATAGGATACGTAGATCGGTAAATATAGAGTATATAACACTTAACGAATTAGGTGTAGGGACATTGACATCCATACCAGACGATTGGGATAGGTTGACTAAGTTAAAAGGCATTAATTTAAGTCGAACGGCTGATTTTAATGATACGGAGTCTTCTAATATAAGGAAATTCCCCTCTATGTGGCCTAATCTTGTAACATTATCTTTGGCACATTGCAGGGTTAGGGTATATCCAAGGGAATGGCTGTCTTTTAGCAAGCTAAAAGAATTATATATATCCCCGGGAGTGGCTATGCCATCGTTTGACCCTAATACATGCCCGGCTATGGATGAGGTGGATAAGATAAATCCTAGCTTAAGGACCTTCGATCATATAAATAGATGGTATGGGTCTGTCGTGAGCTGGCATCCGTATATGATCGGCAAGGGGCTGGAAAATATCACTAGCCTTACCGCCTCATATGGCTATAGTAATATAGATGTAAGT